GATCTACACCAACGTCAGCAGAGTTGATCTTGACACGAGGGAACAAGAAGGTATAAGTGTTAGAACCAGTAGGGTCGTCCACAGATACAGACAGTTCCGTTTCAGTTTCATTCAAGAAGCGGTTAATCAGTGCAGCATCTTCAAAGTACGCAGTGATAGTACCTTCAATCTCCGCACGACCTACTTCCAAACAAGGGGCACTATCGTCACCAACAACAAAGGTAGGTGCGAAGGAATTGTTCAGAGTGAAGTCAATACCAGTTACGATAGCTACAGCAGAGGAGGAGCCTACGTTACCGATAGCCAAGTCACCAGAGTAAGCGTCGAAAGGTGCATTACCAGAAGCAGCGTCTTGGGTCTTCTCAGTAGTACCGATAGACATATCTTTACCAACCATACCAAAGGTAGTCGTTACCATCTGGTTAGGTGCGATAGAAAGAGCTAGGGTAGATACGGTGCAACCAGTGAACAGGCGGGCTTGGTCAATGTCAGCAGCGTAGTCTTCAATAGAGAAGTATTTAGGGGTAGTGCCTACCTTGAGTACATCAGTAGCCCAAGTGTTGAGCATAGCCGATTCAAGGAAAGCGTCGTAGTCACCTTTGCGGAGGTCAACAGCGATGTCACCACCAGACTGACGGTTGCCATGACGGTCAACACGAGGCATACGGTCAGCTTGAATGTCGTTACCAGCTACTCGGTCTTTAGTTAGGTTCAGCGAGTGAGTGCTGAAGGGGAGGTTCGTAAAGTTACCAGCAGGCGTAGTGCCGAAAGTAGATTCGACAATAAAGGAAAGGCTGGAACGAGAACCCTGTGCGAAACAAGTCATCTAAGTCTCCTAGTTGTAGATGAACCAGCCGATGTTGACTGGGATTAAATACCAAGGAGCATCAGTTAGTCCAATGTCTCTCTCAGCGTAGTCAATACAAACAGTGTAGTCATCACTGCCATCATTGTAGGTAATGTCTGTGGTGGCCTCAAAACCCTCTAACAGCTTCTCTACAATGTCTTCACAAACAGCAGGTCCAGAACCTTCAGGAGCATACACATTAAGTGCAAGTATTCCTCGGTACTCCTGTTGCGGGTTACGGCCTCTTACAGCAGGTCTACGTGTCACAGGCATATAGGCTACACGAATGAAGCTCTGCCCAGTTGTAGGCTCGTAAGGGACGTTCTCATAGGCAATGTCGGGTAAGCCGGAGATGTTGGATAGGTGGGTCTCTAGTGCGGCCCTAATCTTTCTGTTAATGTCAGCCACTACTTTTAAACTCCTTCAGTCTCTCAAAGATACGGTATCCGTTAGGGGGCTTAGGTCCAGTAGGGCCACCTACACCGTTCTCTACAAACCTAGCATGATTGGAGTCATTACGAAGAGTGTAGGACTTAGTTTCAAGGGGGTCATTGTCTACAAAGGCAGCTTGAATGTCTCCCATAAGAAGGCTTCTGCCAACCTCTCTGTCAGCTTCTGAGCCTGTCTTCTGAGGGAACTTCCAGTTAGCACCGTCGATCCTACGACCACGGCTACTAGAGTTACCAGCCTTGAAAGAGAAGGACTTAACGTATGCACCAGACCAGATAGGAGACTTGTTGATAGCAAAGTTACCCATCTGAGTGAAGTGGTCCTCTAGCTCCCCATTAACAATGTCCTTGGCTTGGTTCTCAATATCCTTTACAACATTAAGACCTTTGATTGTTACCTGAGCCATGTTACTCCCTCACTTGACAAATGTAGCAGACTACACTATCTCCACTGTATATCGTCTGAATAGCAACCACCCTCACAGTGTCTCCTACGCCCACCAAGAGGTCACTCTCGTCAGGGGCAGGGATAGGTACACCGGAGGTATCATAAGCAGACAGAAGGGCTTTCCTATCGCCTCTAACCACAGTGTCCAGAGAAAGCTCTGTTAGAGTGAATTGAGCCATGTAGGACTTAACTGAATAGTCTGTAGTTGTGTTACCTGCTGTACCCGTGCTTGGGTCATAAGTCCCTGTGACAACCTTCCTAAGAGTAACTGGTTGACCAAACTCTTGGACTAGGGCATACATATCCTTACTAAGCATGTGAACCCCTTAGCTATAGCTGTCAGAATCAGGTGGGTTAGTGAACCGATCCCTGCGGAAGGCTGGCTTTACTCGGTCAGTGTTACTACGTACTACACCAACTTTAGTCTTACTAATGCCACCAGCAAGGACACCTAACTGAGCACCGAACTTCTTAGCTTGGTAGTCTAGTTTATCAGCCAGAGATTTGTAGTGGTCATAGAGGTCACTGTAGTGAGCCATTAGCTGACCGTCTAGTTCGATAGTAACCTTAGAGGCATACTTGGAAGCCAGAGTACGAGCTACATAGGAAGCAGCAGCGTTTACATCATCATTGGTCTGAGACAGAGAGAACGTAATCTCTTCATCCTGAACCTTCTGGTCATTAGTGTCTGTGTCACCTACAAGGAAGCGTACAGTGTTAAGGCGACCTGAAGCAGTCGTCGTATTCAAGTCTGTGGGGTCATAGGACCAACTCATATCAGGTCTCCTTGTTATTTAATCTCCGAGAATGTCGTCTCGAAACTTGTAGAAGTCCTCGGTAATCCAAGGGTTCTTACGTAGGAATGAGCGGAGCAATCCACGTTGTTTATCATCAATCTTAGACTGACGACACCGCTTGTTCTTTAGTTCTTCCGCAGAGGTAGTACGTTTCTTAACCTCGCCATTCAGAAGACCTACCAGAGTATAAAGTTGCTCTGTATTCATCTCACTAAGACGATCACCAACCTTATTGTCTTTCTCTAAATCTTGATTGTGGAACAAGTAACCGGAGGCATACAAAGTGTAGACCTTATAAGGGTCCATCTTGCGCTCTTGCCAGTTGAAGTGTTCTCCTCGTGTCCAAGAGGTATTAGCTGCTTGAAAAGGGTTCTTAACGAATACAGGCCAATCAACCTGAAAGCCTAACCATGTAGGGTGCATATTATGTTCCTATTTGAGTTGTTATGGTATTTTGTAATTGGGTTAGACCCCAAGCCGAAACTCAGGGTCTACCGTTAGTAAGTAACTATTAAGCTACAACGCTGTCGAAGAAGTAACCAAGATCAGCACCGATAACTTTCATGTCATCCGCACACTTAACTTGGATCATCTCAGCAACCTGTTGGCGCTTCAGAGCATCGTCAGAGAAGGACTCAACAGTGATACCCAGACCACCAACGTTAGGAATTGCATCCCAAGTAAAGATAGCACCAGAAGCAGGAGTCTTCAGACCCATGGACGAAGGCTTATATGCCAGCATCGCATGTTTACCACCGATGAAGTCGATGTTGTCTGCCAGACCCTCTTTAGCGTCGTTATAGACAGCTTCCATTACCAAGAACTGCTCAACTTCGAAGATTTCAGCCAGTTTGGCGTCAGTAATCAAAGCAGTGTTAGCAACAGTAGCACCACCGTTCAGGCGAGCGAGGATGTCAGGGTGGTTCACGAGGATGTCACGAACCTCTTTACCAACAACCATACAGTTAGGCTTATAACCACCAGACTTCAGTTGCATCTGACGACGTGCGTTGGTTACGTCAACAATAGGGGTAGAGTTCGTGTAGTCAGACCACAGGTTAGAAGGAGTAGTCTCAGTACCCCAAACACCAGCCTTGAAGAAGGTGTCAGCCCAACGAACTTCACGGTCAATCAGGACTTTCTCCATCAGGACGTTAGCACCCTGAGAACGGAACTCAAGCATGGTGTCTTCGTTAGCAAGCTCTTGCTCATCAAAGTCCATACCAATGCCGCGTACTTCAGCGAAGTAGTTGTCATTCGACAGAGCCATACCAACGCGGTTCACTTCGGTACGAGGAGCCAGAAGCTTAACGTCACCATGACGCAGACCTTCACGATCATACTTATAGAACTTGTTAGATTGTTTATCAACGGAGATAGTACCAAAGACTTTATCCGCTACGAAGTTAGTCATTTCCTGAGCATACGCAATGGTCAGGTTAGTCAGAGGTACGTCAAGGTGTACCTGAGATGGTGTCAACATAGGCATAGTATTATTTTCCTTTTAATCGGGTTTACGCCGAAGCGTTGCCGCCTTGGATAAGTTCGATTTCGATAACTTGGTTTGCAACACCAGCTTCACGAGCGTAGCCCATGACGATGTCACCAGTGGTTGCGTCTACAGCACGACCAGTTGCGTCAGTTGCAACAGCACCGCCCGCAGTAACAGTACCACCAGCTTCTACCATGACGGAGCCAGTCAGAACTACGGTAACAGCACGAGCGGCTTCACCTTCAACCAGCAGAACGCCTACGCAGTTCTCACCAGCAGAGTCAGCCAGATCAACTTGACCATCAGCTTCCAAAGTAACGAATTTGAATTGTGCAGTAGAGAGGTCTTCACCTGCAACAAAAGTACGGGTATCCCGCGATTGCATAGTAGCCATGAGTTATTCTCCTTTGTAGGCTTTAGCGATAAGGGACTTGCCTTCTTGGGTCTTAGCGACAGCCGCATAAGCCTTGGCGTAATCCTTTTTGGTAAGTCCGTTCTCTTCCATGTGAGACTTAACCATGTGTTCAACTTTATCAGAAGCAGAGGAGAACTCCCCATCTACATCCGCTTTACCGAACTCTTCCATTTTATCTGCAAACGCTTTGTCAGCAGCAGCAAGAGCTTCCATCAACATATCTACTTCATCCATCTTGGACACAGCAGACAGCAGACCTTTAGCAGCCTCAACAGAGAAATGCGGAAGGGTTTCTTCAGCTTTCTTAGTCAGTGCAACGTCAGCTTTCTCAATCTCAGCAGCTTCCAGAGCTTTCAGGATAGGTGCAGGAATGTCAGCTTTGTTAATCTGTTCACCTTCGTACTCGACAAACTCTTCAGGAGCTTTCTTTTCGATGGCCTCAGCTTTAATAACGTAGCCTTCTTCGATCAGACCTTTGCGGAGACGTTCGTTCTCAGCTTTAAGGGTCTCAACCTCAGCCTTCAGTTCTTCAGCAGGGTCAACCTCGTCGGCCTTCTCTACGTCATAACCAAGTGCCTTCATGGCTTCATCTTTGCCACAGCTATGCTTCTCCATGTAAGCCTTAACTTTGGTGTCTTGTTCATCAGTCATCTTGTCGATGTCCTCTAGTTGGGTATCGTCCCGTTTGAAAAGAGTAACCATCGCTTCTGCATTGGCTGGACGATCAACCAAAGATAGCTCCTCTAGTTGAAGTTCAAGCAACTCAGTCGCCATCATACTCTCCTTTTACCGCACGACCCCCAATACTGAAGGCGGCGAGTTCTCCACTTTTAACCTTAGCCCAGACATCATCG